GGTAGAGCGGTAGGTTGAAGCCCTGCGCGTAGGAAGTTCGATTCTTCCCCTTTCCACCACTAATTACACGGTACCATTCCCCACTGACGTAATTGGTAACCGTACGGCACTTAAACTGCCGGTTCTCCCGGTTCGAGTCCGGGGTGGGGGACCATGCGGGTATGGCGAAATAGGTAGCCGCGCTAGGTTTAGGTCCTAGTGTTTTAAAAGACGTGGGGGTTCGACTCCCTCTACCCGTACCAATTTAATAATCAATGTCTTGTAGCTCAACTGGTTAGAGCGTACAACTTATAATCGTAATATCTGGGTTCGAGTCCCGGCAGGACCACCATACATAAGATTAAGCTAGGATACGACACACATAAACTATAAACACTATACACTGATCCGTAGTTCAACAGGATAGAACAGTTGACTTCTAATCTTCAAGTGAGGGTTCGAGTCCTTCCGGGTCGGCCATAATTACTCTTTGCTGCCTTAGGCAAGTTAAATGCAGGGTGAAAACGTTATGCCAAGAAAGCTGCAGGCAAAAATCATAAAACGGGGTGACATGTTCTAAGGGGGCGACGGTCTTTTGCAAGGACTGTGCGGTTCATTCCACCAAACTTACCAATCAGGAGATTGCTAGAATGGATGTTACACAGAAAATGAACGACGAGGTGATTGATCACCTTACTGACGTTAGAAAGTTCGAAGAGAGCATTCAGATTGGTAATAGTCGTATTGTAAATCGTCATCGTGAGTCTCTAGTTAAGCTTGTTAAGGAAGACTTAGCAACAACTACTATTGATCAAAAGAAGAAAATAGCCAACAAATTCAGACGAGAGCAAAACCGTTTTGCTACAGAGCTCTTTTCTTGGCAGAAGACAAATTTGACAGAGCTACATGGTGCTGAGGTAGATTTCTACACTGATAGTATCTCAAAACACACTAAAGGATGGTTCTCCGTTCGTAGACCTAAGAACAAGGCTGATCTAGCAGATATTACTGGCGCTAGTATCAACGGTGATGCTGCTATCAAAAATAACGTAGAGAACATTGCTCGTGGTGAGACAACTAGGGTACAAACTTGGTTGAAGCGTGGTCGTAGAGATAATAAGTCTCAAAATCAAATTATTAGTGACGTCAGCAAAACAACCAAGATGACAGCCCACCAAGCGGGTACTCTTTCTCGTACAGGTATCACAGCTACGCAGCGCGATGCTCTGTTTAGTGCGGTAGGGGAAAACAAGGAAGCCATCAAAGGCTACATGTTCCAAGCAATGCTTGATAATCGTACTTCTAGCATTTGTCGTTATCATGATGGTAAGATCTATGATGTAGGTGATAGGCGTTTTGCCCCTCCACTACACTTTAACTGCCGTTCTACCCTTGTTCCTATATTTGAGAGCAAAGCCGAACTGCTAAAGAAAGAGTCTGATAGGATCAATTTAGCTGCTCTTGAAACCACGAAAGGAAGTTCTTTAACAGGATCTCCCCCAGAGAAAGAAACCTTTGGTCAGTGGCTTAAACGTCAGGCTTATGATGTCCAAACAAAGATCCTTGGTAGTCAAGAAAAGGCAGATCTTTTCCGAAAAGGAGAAGTCAAAGCCGATAACTTCGTGACACCTCAAGGTAGCGCACTCTCTATTACTGCTTTGAGACGTCGTGCTGCTAATCTTACTAACATTTTCCGCCCTAAGCAGTCGATAGGTGAAGATGTCGTAACACAGATCGCTGTGGCGCGCCCTAGCACCCTCGTCAGGAATGCTAAGTATAAGCGAGAGGTTGTAGATCTATTTGTCAATGATGCTGATGATCTCGGTAAAACTTACTCTCTAACGGACTTTAAAGGTACAACACTGCAAGGTAAACAAACCGCTCGTCGCCGTACAGCTAACATCTTCGATGAAAGTAATAATAGCTTCGACCCCCTTACAGGTGAGGCAAGAAACAACAACCTTTATGATCCTAACTACACACTTCTACAAGAACGTCTTGACTTCATGAGGAACTCTAAAGTCCTCCAATCTGAAGATAAAGACTTCATTGGATCTGTGATTAACTCCTTAGAAGAGAAAGTGTCAACAAATCAGCAAACAGTTGCTATTGAAAACCTTAGGGTTGTAATAGAGCGAGCTAGGAAAGACAAGCAGCCTTGGGACAACTTTGCTAATGTACTTAGAGCAGAAAATAGATTTGCTGTTCAGAACACTGCCCGTCTTCTTGATACTAGACAGAGAGATAAATACAACTTATTTTCTCGCTTCTTTGGTGCTAAAGAAGGAGGACCTCAAGTCCAGCTTATGGGTGATTACTACAAGATTGATCAGCTACAGGATAGACTTCTTGCAGATCAGAGGTCTATTGATTCCTTCCGTATTGGTGTTGGAGCTAAACTCTCGAAAGAGCTTTACTTCAGAGGGAAAAGCCCACCAAGGTCTTATTTCCAAGGTCTTCTAGGAAAAGTCAAGAAGCCCGAAACACTTAAGAAGCGTTGGGAGAAAACCTCATTTGCTAAGTACTTAAAATGGTATAGAACACCCACAGACGAATTAGCTGTTAGATTTGAACGTGGTATCGATGAACGTATTCGTAGAATTATTGACTTTGAATTTCTTACATCTAAGAAGAATCCTACATCAAAGGTAATGGATGACAAAGTACTCAACTCTCTTTCTAAAGCAGTAAAGCTTGTTGGTTCTGGACAAATGACAGACTACGACGGTCTTTCTATTGCTATTGGTAAACAAATGGCAAAAGATCTAGAAGATGTTAACCCATTCCAGAAACACACTTTACAAGACTACCACAAAGACGGTTCCAGAGTCCTTGATTACATGAAGGACAGAAAGATGATCCGTCTCAACTACCGTGGTAAGACCCGCAGAGGTGTTCTAGATGTAGAGACAGGTCGTGCCACAGGCTTCTGGGGAGACACAGTTTCTAGAGAGGTTGAGGTAATCGACAAACGTCTTATTGAGCTACAGAAGGCTGAAAGACGAGTTGTTGTTGGCAGACGTATGGGTATTTCTTTTGATAGAGATAGGCAGTTTGTCCGCGCTGGTAAGAAGGAAGCCTTTGATGCTCGTGGTAATGTTACCGGCAGACCTATCATATCTAGACGTAAGTACGCTAGCTTTGACGCAAATCAGGTTGATGCAGACTTTGCTAATGCTCTAAACCAAGCCTCTGGTACACAATACCAAACAGATCCGGTGTTCTTTAACTTTATGGATGATGTTGTTAGGTTCCGTGACCCTCGCGGTAACACAGATTACTACGATGGCCTTAATGAGTTTAGACACGAGATCATCAAACGTGGTGACCAAGGCTTTGGTTTCATGACAGCAGGCAGGTACCAGACAAATCGTGGTAAACCCTTTTGGTCGGATACATACATGGATAGCCGTGGCCGTGTCTACCACCGTGGATACCTGACACCTACTGGTGGTGAGATGGTTCGACCCTTCTTAGATGATGCTATTGCTACTCCAATAACTCTCAATGCAGTAGATGAGCTAGAGACCCAGATTGGAGCTATGATTGGACCCGGTACAGAGGCTCTTACCCTTAGTGGTCGTAAGGCTATCTTTCAGAGAAAGCGGGAAGACATTCTTTCTCTAGGAAGGCTAATGCAGCAAGAAACCCAGAGAGACAGGCGTATGAGGGAGTTCCTAGAACACCCCCTAATCAAGGGTCTAGAAGGACCCGAGGTACCTAAGATGTCTCGTATGGCTTTAGAGTATGCTCGTGTATATGACCACGTTGGCGGCGACATGAGAGATGCTGCTAAACTCAAATCATTTAAAACACGTCTTATGATAGAGAACGATGCGTCGTCCTCTGGTGCACAAATTATCGGGCTTTCTACTGGGGACCGTATGGTCTCGGAAGCCTCTAACGTTGTTCCTACGACACAAAAGAATAGACTCTATGACCTAGTGGCTATTGACACCATTAATGATCCTCGTTTCAACAAGATTAAGGCGCTCCGTGACGCGAACTTGACTTGGGAGGATCTTGCTAAAGGTGCTAAAGCGCAGAACATAAACTTATATTGTGTTCTTTAAACCCTGTGAATTGCTGGAAACTCTGACCACGTAACGGTGAAGACAATCAGCAGCGAAGCCTCATACAATACTATAGTATTGTATAAGGAACGTTCAACGACTATCCGAGAGGAGTACACTCAAGTGTCGAGTGGAAGCGCAGGGCAACCTACTACAGAGAGGTTGATGATATAGTCTGATCTGCATGGAAACATGTAGCAGCATAGCTAAGTTATTGTTATGCGGATGGGAATAACCACCCCATTGAACAAATTGGGTAAGTTTCTACGGTGCCGGTGAGGCAACTAAGACCGCTAACGTTGCAGCAAAGCTATCTAAACTTCTAGATGAAAAAGGCTTTACTACAATTACTAAATCAGAGCTAAGCGGTCAGCTTAGGATAATTGATTCACAGATCAAACAAGCAGATAGGATTGGTGCAGAACTTACTTCAGCTAATCTGAAAGCCTTTAGGGGTGAGCTTATCAATATGGTGAACAAGGACCAGTCTATTGGTCTAAGGCTTCTAAAAGAAGCAGAAGAAATTCACAGCGACACGGCAGACTTTGTTGCTAAGGTGACTAGTGCTCGTGGAGGCCTGATTGGCCCAAATGACTTTAAAGAACTTTCTGCGCTAATGTCAGAGAAGCTGTCTGACAGAGCACCTGTTACAAATGAATTCATTAATTTCTGGAAAAGAGTATCTAAACGCTTTACAACTGAAACTAAAAAGGTAGACATCCCGTGGGTGACTTTTGACGGTAAGGTTATGACACAAAGATACCGACCGGAACTTCAAGAGAGAATTGAATTCAGGGATCCCATAACAGGACGAAAGGTTATGAACATCTATGCAGCACAAGCTGAAGACGGCAAGCTCCTTGGAAAAGGATCTGTCCAAGATGCTTCTATTGGTCTGGGTGTGAATGGAAACCATTCTAACGACGCGGTTATTGTTCGCAAGTTCCACTTGTGGGGCCGCAAAGAGGGCAAGTCTACTGGTACAATCCACGACGCTTTCTTTACTAATCTAGCGGAAGCAGATAACGCTAAAGCTGCTCTCCGTGAAATCTATGCGGATGCCCTAGAGGGGGATACTATCCGAAGAACTCTTGCTGAAATGCGAAAAGAGGGGTTGCCTAAGGCTACCTACGATGAACTTCTCGCTGAAGCAAAACAACTTGGTCTTATTGATCCGCCTAACCCTATAACTAGGAAAGACATATTGACGGACGTACCTAATAAAGATTTTTATGGTGTAGGACCCTAATTCGACCTGAGAGTTTGTAACTCAACGGCTAACACAGTCAGTGACTGTAGGAGAAATTTTAATGGCTACTAAAGAAGAACTCAAAGCACAAATGGAAGAGCTTCGTAAGAAAATTGATGATGCTCAATCCGAAAAAGATAATGCTTCAAACGAAGATGACGAAAACGGAAACACTGAAGATGATATCAAAGAGGAAACAACTGATGCGGACGCTGACGTTGATGACTCTGATGATAAGAACAAAGAAAAAGACAAGAATAAGAAAGAAGATTCAGAGCTTGAGGTTTTGAAACAGCAATTCAAAGAAAAGATGGATGCTCTTGATAAGAAACTCAAAGATACTCAAGCAGAACTCAAAGACACTAAAAAGCGTGAGAGGGAAGCTGAGATTGAAGCTATGAAATCAGCAGGTAAAGACAAAGAAGCGCTAGAAGCGCAGATCTCTGATATGAATTCTGAACTAGAAACTCTAAGGGGTGAAAACGTGAGTCTTCGTCGTGATAACGCCGTTGACGCCTCTCTAAGTACTGCAGAATTCCGTAACGATCGTGCTCGCGCATCTGCACGTCGGGACATTGTTGATTCTCTTATTCAAGACGACAGTGGTCGTTGGGTCTCTCGCGATGGTAAAGACATCGAGTCTACTGTTTCTAGTTATCTAGAAGATGAAGAGAACAGGTTTCTTTTCAAACCGAAGCAAAATACTGGGAGTTCTACTACGTCGATGACTTCGACAAGTGTGCCTCAAGACAAACCTAAATCGATTTTCGATGTTCCACAAGATCAGATGATAGCCCAAACACGAAAGAAATTGGGCGTCCGATGATTCTAACGAAAGGATTAAACTATGCCTATCTCTAATGCTAACTTTCAGGTCATTGAGGAAGTACTACGTCAGTACTCACACGAAGCGTACACTACTTCCAAAAACATCCACACGACTGGTGTCGTAGGTACTCGTGAGGGTATTGACGGTAACTCAGAAAGCTATATTGGCCAGTTCCGTTGGTACAAGCCTCTTGAGCCGGAAGTCAACGTCATGTCAACAACTGACGACACTGAAGGTACAATGACAAACATCAGCACTAACCTTGCAAAATACATCAAGACCGCTCGTTCGCACGGTGCTGAGCAAGTTAACGTGCAACAAGTGATCTCTGGTGAAGACGGGCTTAAAAAGATTGCTCGTGACTTCGCACAGACACGTATGGAAGACGAAGGCAAAGCCTTCTACAACGTCCTACAAGGTGTTGCTCGTTCAGAGGTCGCCCTAGGTGATGCTAGCGATGCAGGTGAGGGTGGTCTTGTAGACTTTGATACTGACCCTGATGCCACAGCAACTGGTTTCTTTGTTGATCTCAACGCTTCTTCCGCCGTATTTGGTTCTGCTGCAACCGGTGCACCTGATCAGCGTAAGCTGTTTGATGCATCGGGTGTTGGTGCTGCTCGTGGTGAGCGTCTGTTCCAAGCAATTGGTATGGCGTTTAAGGACTACGAACCGGACTACATGTACATGGTTACCTCCCCGGAGACCCTTGCACAGATCCGCGCTGCTAACCTCGTTGATGAGGACCGAGTAACGGACGGTGAACTGGAATTCACTACTATCTTTGATGGTAAATTCCGCCTACTGCCTACTCGTTTCACTCAGATGGCATCGGTTAGTGCTAGCGATCTAAACGCACGGTCTACTAAGTGTACTTTCCTTCTGAAACCCAACTCTGTTTCTTTCGCTCCGATTGAAATCCCAACTCCGGTTGAGATAGATCGTGATGCGTCTGTCTACCTTGGTGGTGGTAAGACTGAGATCTGGTACCGTTGGGGTTACGTGTGGCACCCTGAGGGTTATGCTTGGGCTGGTGCTGAGGACGCGTTTGCTACTAACGCTACTTTCTCTGCAGCAGCTTCTTGGACACGTAAAGTTTCGGCTCTAAACCTGCCGATCCTTCCAATTTACCACGCATAAGCTTAAAGGAGGTACTCATGGCTTTAATCGTCGGAGTAAACAGCTACATTTCAGTCGCGGATGCTACAACGATCCTTGCTGATCGATTTGGCCTCTCAGACTGGGACGCTGCTGATCCCGTTACCAAAGCACAGGCTCTTGTTACCGCTACATCAGCGATTGACGAACGTCGTTGGCTTGGTTCCGCTGTGAGTGCCTCCCAACCGCTTGGGTGGCCTCGCACAAGTGCGAAATTTGTTGACCCAAAACTTAATTTGATTGTTAATCCTGCTAACGATGAAATCCCAGAAAGAGTGAAGCTAGCTACAACGCTACAAGCGCTCCACTTTATACAGTTCCCTGCTGCATATGCCTCTGAAGAGAGTATTGCGGAAAGCATAACTGTTGGGCCTATCTCGATTTCAGATAGTAACTCTAGGACAAAGACCGTTAAATTCCCTTACAAGGTAGTTGATCTACTTAAGCCTCTTACAGTGCGCGGAAACTCCGGCTATACTTGGTGGATGGCTAACTAATGTCCCTAGATTCAAGAATTAGAGGTGGAGTAGAGACTGCCTTCAACGCCGTTGGTGATGTGAAGAAGTCTGTAACTCTACAACCAAAAACCGTAAGTGGTTTTGATCACACTACTCAATCTAACATTGAAAGTGCTGTCCCTCCTGTTACCCGTCAAGGTATCGAAGTAAGTCGTTTTATTAGTAAAGACGGTACAGAAGAGGTTAAGCTACTTTTTAGGTATGGTGATGTATCAGAAAACACTTACCAAACTCTAACCTTTGAGAATAGAACCTATACTATCACTGGGTTTGAACCTACAATGAAGTACATTGTTGAAATAACAGCTACTAAGGAGAATTGATATGTCTAGTTTTAGACCAGTTTATCTCATTGTAGGTAGCTTAGTTGGCGCTTCAGGACTTGAAGCTTACCCAGAGGATTACAAAGGTAACATCTCTAACGAGAGCTTATACGGGAGATACTCAATCTCCTTTAACGACCGTGAGCGTGAAGACTTCGGTGATGGCTCTGTTATGGAAGGACTGATTTTCTTTAGGATCTTTTATGATAGAAACAACGGACATATGGACGCTGTTGACTACGCTGGTACTTTAGAAGATACGTTTGATCGTTTTATTAACAATACATTAACAATCAATTACTCAACACTTTCGCAACCTCAAGATGACCCCGACAATGAAGCACTAGGCATGATGGTCTGGCAAGCTTCATTTACCAAACACCTCTAAGGAGAAATTTATGACTCACATTAGCTCACTAACGTCTGGTATTTACTCGTACATGGACGTTTTTACAGGCGATGTTAGCGCTATCGACGGCGACTCTGTCGCTGGAGACTATGCAGCTCTATTCGCAGGCGGAACACCGGGAACTGACGTTCTACGCGTACCTTCGCCACGAGAATTCCCAGCCGTAGGTAACGCCGCTAACATTACTAACGTTCCTGTATTTGGCCAACAACAGTCCTCACAGGTATCAGGACAATCTGATGCTCCGTCGATGGACGTTACAATCAACTACGTGCCTAGCGATATTCTAGAATTTGAAGATATCAAAGGTCAAGAAGTTGCTTTCCGCTTTATGTTTGCTGCTGCGGCGGTAACAGAAGCTGATGGTACAGCTGCTACGCTGGATGTTGATAACACAGAGTTCTACTGGAAAGGCAAGATCGAAGCCATCCAGCCGACTCCGTCTCTGACTGACTCAAACACCGCCGTTATTAACATTTCGGTTCAGGTCGACTTTGTTGGTCCGTCGACTATCGCAGCTACCTAATTTATTGATTTTTAATAGTTAATTAGGTGACGTTAAAGAGGAGGCCCCCTCGGGGGTCTCTTCAATCAAGTTAGAGGAAGTTATGAACGAAAAAAAGTTTAGATTCAGTAAAAACTACGTCCTAGATGTAACTGCTAAACATATGATTCGTGCTGTTGATATCAGTCTAGATAAGACCGCCCAGCGTATGGAACAGTTGACCCCAGAAGAAGGTCAGGAAGTATTAGAAACAATTAGTGAGTTGTTCAAACTCCGTAAGTTTTTAAAAGAGTATAGAGAAAGGTTCACCAAAGATGAAACATCTAGTTGGTAAGGAAGTCACTAAAGAAGTTGACTTTATGGAAGAAAAAGTAAGCATTCGTAAACTGACGTTCGGTCAGATTATTGAACTACAGAAACAGATTAAAGCAGTCCAGACTAAGCCAAAGTCCAAGAAGAACGAGGAAGTGGATAGTATGGAGCTGCTTCGTATTGTTATTGGTGCTGGTGTAATTGGCGCGCAAGAGCTAAGTGTTGAAGACTACCAGTCTTTCCCACCTGATGAACTTAATAACCTAGCAACAGAAGTCCTTAACTACATCGGTCTAAGTACTGATGCTGTAGAGGTTGACCCTGATAGTGATGTTGATGGAGAAACCCCTATGGGAAACTAACCGATGAAGAACTCCAAGTCTATGAAATCGCTTTTCTTCTGAAGAAAACTATTTCTGAGATTATAGACATGCCTTATTCAGAGTTTGTCGGTTGGTGTTATTACTTCAAAGCAAGACCTCCCGGTTATGCAGAGGATATGAGGACTTACTATATTATGTCTTCTATGACAGAAATAAAGAAGAAGCCTGAAGAAATATTCCCAACCATTAGAGCTGTTGTTAACTCAGAAAAGGCTCGTAAGCCTGAATTCAGAGAAGGCGTAATGCCTGAAAATAAGATGCTTGACAATATGAGAAAAGCTAGAGGTGGAGATGGAGAGTTTAATCTTGAGGACCTTATTCAAAGAGGAGTAAAGAACAATGGTGTTCGGAGTGAGCATGGAAGTAGTGGACTTCGATCGAGAGTTGAGAAGAGCAGCCTTAGAGGTTGAAGAGATTGCTAGTGACGACGTCAATGCAAGAATGGATTTTGCTACCAACCTTCTCCGAGAAGTAACCCCAGTTGACACTGGTTTTGCCCGTTCTCGTTGGAGAAACAATAAGTCTATTTTCCGTATCGGTGGTCAAATTGCTAACGATGCTCCTTACATTACCTATCTTAACCAAGGCGGGTCAAAACAAGCCCCAGCTTTCTTTATCGAGAGAGTTCTTCAAACATCAAAACTTATTTAAGTGTAAGCCCTAGATGGCCCCTGTTATTAGGGACTGTCTAGGGCAATTTAATCCGTAACGTAGAGGAGAAGGATAATGGTATTACCCACAGGACCGGGGCGCGGCGTCCGTATTCGCGTTACGGCTGACACTGCTAAAGCACGTCAAGATATCCGTAGACTAAACGGTGACTTTAAGAGCGTTGGAAACACCGCCGCTAGTGCTACAAAGAACATTGCAAGGCTAGCCACTGGTATTGCTGCCGCATTCGCCGGTACAGCTCTTACAAGAGGTATTAACCGGGCAACAGATAACTTTGTTGACATGGAGAACCAAGTTGCTCTGGTTGTTGGTCGTGGTGAAGAACTAGCTAAACAGATGGATACGATCTACAGGATTTCTTTACAGACTAAAGCCCCTGTACAATCCACCGCCCAAGCCTTTAACCGTATGGGACAATCCCTAAAGGGTACTGGCAGGTCAATTCAGGACATTAATAAGTCTATTATCACGCTAAACCAAGCCGCTGCTATCTCTGGTGGTTCTGTAGAGTCACAGAGGGCTGCTCTGGTACAGCTAGGGCAGGGTCTGTCTGCTGGTACACTGAGGGGTGAAGAGCTTAACTCGGTGCTAGAGCAGCTACCTCGTGTCGCTACGGCCATCGCGGATAACATGGGTGTAGCTCGCGGCGCGCTTCGTGGTCTTGCGGCTGATGGTAAGCTGACTTCTGATGTTGTATTCTCGGCCCTGCTTGGGCAGTCTGAGGCTGTCGCTAAAGAGTTTGAGAACATTGAGCTTACTTCTGGTAAAGCATTTGTTCTTCTCGGGGACCAAGTAGGTAGACTTACTGCTGAACTATCTAAAGCGCTAGGAATTACTAGTTCATTTACAAATAAAATTTCTAGGTTAACAAATGCTATTGCTGGTAACAGAGAATCTATTGTTGCTTCCGTAGTAGAATGGAGAAATAGACTAGCAGAGATCCCAAAGATAATCGGTAGGGTTGTTAAAGACTTTGTTTCTGGTTTAGGGGTAATGAAAAAGTCTCTGTCTTCTTTTGATATCTCTAGCCTGTATGAAGGACTAGAAGGACTAGAAGGCATTTATAAAGGTATGATAGATGCTGCCAGAGTGTCTATGAGAACCATCTCTGATATCATAGAAAACAACTTTGGTAGCTCAATAGACTTTATAAAGGACCAATTCAACAGACTAAGTGATACCTCCGCATTCCAGTTCTTAGAAC